ATTGTAGCCAATAGAACTACCGATTAACAAAGAATCTTGTTTATCTGGATCAGAAGGAATACCATCTGAACCACCTGCAAGGTTATAAGTGCCATCAGCAGGACCAGCAGTAGTCGCAGTGTTATCAACTACACGAACATAGTCGGAAACAAGAGAGAGATAGCTTCCAACATAGAATGTGCTAGTGTCATTTTTTGTAAGCTGGCCCCAAGATTCAACTTGTGAGCCATTGTTGTAAATTTCGAATATCCAATTAGAATCACGATTATTAGTCTTGATTACAACTTGGGTATAATTGCCTTCTATACCAACAGTTTCTGCGGTAATCATGAAGGTCATTGTGCCATTGTTAACACCACCATTAATTCTGCCAAAACTTTCTACGCCAGCATCACCAGTTACACCACTAGGGCTTGTTCCAATTGCTGTCAAGGTAGAGAGTCCGAATATCCCTGCTGCTGTGCTATCTGGCTTAATGCGAAGGCGAGCATCACGACCATAATGTAATGTAGAAATTTTTAAATTTCCACTTCCAACTTTTTCTACAACCCAACCGCCAGGAAGTGTACCACCACCAGAAACTCGTTGGTTGTTAATGTTAGTTATAATATTGTCAATATCAGCTACGCCACCTTCGAAATCGACCAAACTGATAACTTGAACAACATTATCAATTAAAACATTGTCTGTTCCGTCTAAAACCAACTGAATATTAAGACCAGTAAGACCAGTAAAATCATAATCGCCCGGAGTTTGATAACCAACATCAGGATACATTTCCATAGATCCAGTTGTAGTAGCTTCAGCCATTCCGGTACCAAGACCAGTTGGATTGCCATCCATTACCGAACCACCATAGATAGAATTTTGTACTGAGACAAATTCTAATTCGGCTTCTGGACCATATGCCCAAATTGTTTTAACCGAAATTGTGTTTGCAGACTCGTCTTTGTAAAATTCAATACCATCATTTTGAATATCAAGTTGATCATTAAGAGCAGTTACTAATTCTTCAACAGTGTAACCTCCAATGCCACTTTCCAAAACTACTAAGGTTTTATGGCTGAGAACACCATTTAGTCTATATCGAAAGAAGGAATCTTGCTCAAAAACATAAGGCCCAGCAGTATCAGAGATGACCTTAATGACTGTACCAGCAGCAGGAACATCAACTTCTGCTATTGTTGCACATTCATCACTTACTGGATCAGTATCAGCAACACGAACAATATAAAGTTCGTTTGCTACCAAGAGGTATTGTTCCGCTGCGTAGATCAAATATGGATCTCCGCTTTGAGGATGAGGATTTCCAAATATGGTTCTTAATGAACGACTATTAGAAATAAGCGTAGGAATATTTACTGGGCCTTTGCTGGCAAAACCAATAAGTGCAGCACGATGAAGCGTTTGTTGTGGTGCTACATAACTTAAATCTTTTTCAGCAATTCTAACGCTAGGACTGATTGTGTTTGATGGAGGAAACCCTCTTAATATTGCCATAGTCTTATTCTCCCTTTGTTAACATAATATTGTTTGATATTTGCCTGACAGAAATCAATCCGTCATTAACTGCTCTATCTATATACTCAGTTGCCCTTTCATCTTCTAGCAAAAAAATATTTTTTCCGCCTCCAATGCCGGGAATATTTAAAACCGTGAAAGAGCGTGGTGCCTTTCTTGATCGTATGATAAGTTGGACTGGAAATCTTTGCGTGTTTTTTATCTCTAACATTTAAGTTCCTTTACATTCTCTTCCAATCTCGCCATAACCTCACTAATCTCATTTTCATTAAGCCCATCTACAAAATCAAATTTGGTTTTGAGGACTGCTTTCTTTCTGCTTATAGGTTGAGGTATAAATGTCTCAGTTGTCATATTAAACTGATATTTTATAACTCTAATTGCTTGATCTCCTGGCTCGTAGTCCAAGTTATTTGCAATAGAATCTAATTTTACAATTACCTCATAAGGCACACCTGTCACTTTTATATATGCAGTTTGACTAAATTTTAACAAAATTTGTTCTAAAATTTGATTCATATCTTCTTGATATAATGTCCAAACATGCAAAGTGTAAGATATATCGACTGGTATTCCTCTTGCGAATCCAAAAATTGTATCTCTATTATATTTTTCGTTTATTGTAAATCCCGGCTTATTATCTTCTCTTAAATATCTTCTATAGTCTAATGCTTTATGATACACATATCTATTTATTGCAAATTGAATATCAGAATCATGAACTGCCAACATAGGCAATTTGATTCTATCTACTACTAATGTTTCATCTTTGCGAACATTATCTAAAAGAATCGCAGCAACGGCTTTTTCTTTTGTTCCCCATATAATTGGAATGGGATGAGCTTTTCCATTTTCATCGATTACTATGATGTCTGTAAAAAGATCACGCATAGCATCATCGCAAGCTCTTTTTGCTTTTGAGTATCTATAAATTGTTGATTTGTCTGGATTGTTCGGATCATTGATGATTGATCCTTTTTGAACAGGGTCACAAAGATTGGCAGCACCTAAACCAACTTTTTTATTTGTCGTGTCTTTTAGCCAATTTAATGTTTCGTCATTTACATTTCTGGAATTTGTTGGATCAAGGTTACAGTTGTCTGGCATTATGTCCAAATTTGGGTTATAATTTATTGGACTCTTGTCATTGCATTCCTTGAGACCTTTTGATGGATGATTGATATCGTTCATTTTTTTCCTTTGATATTATCTATTAGGGAGACAACAAAAAATGTCTGAAAGTATTAGAGTTAAGTATCGTACATGGCATTTGGGAAAATCTCCAAAACCAATAAAATTACAAATTCCCGGTTGGGCTGGATCTGATTTAACTCATGAAAATGGATCAAAGGCTCAACCTTGGCATTGTCAGCCTTTTGTTGAAGCTTCGACTTATGGTCTTGAACTTGCTTATCCATTTTCAACTGAGTGTCATGTAAAGATGAAGAATGGGGAATTGTTGTTTGAAGGAGATTTCACAGAAGAAAACAAGATAGTAGGTAAAGATAATGTTACTTTGCCACCATTTATGAAATTTGCAGATGGTCATTTTGGCATGACTAGTTGTGTGGATATACAGGTTCCAGATGATATGATTCTTAGAATTGAGCCACATCCAAGATTTTACACAGACAGTACAAATACAGTTCCAATTGCTGTTGCTGGTCATCTGCAAACAAGCTGGTGGCCTAAAATATTTTTTGTAGTATTCAAAAATCCAAGTGAAGGTCAAAAATATATTTTCAGACAATCTGAACCATATGCTCAAATTTTGATTTTACCGAAAAAAGTACACTATGATATAAATGAGATGACGCAAAATGAAATTTTTAGCAGACTCTTGCAAGATAAAATTTTAACTGATGAGGCTAGAAAAATTTCTGGTCTTTCTTGGAAATCAGATGAAGGTTATAAATTTGATGATAAATATAAGAAACTTGGATCTTTAGCTTCTAAGCATGGTTGTCCTTTTATCAAACAACATTTAGAAAGCATTAAAGATAATCCAAAATCTAAAATTAAAAGAAAACTTATAAAAAATGAAAATAAAACCATTCAAACTAAAAAAGAGACAAAGTGAATTTAAGCCTTTGATATTTACAGGATACCCAAGGCTTAAAAATCCTAAAATTCCACTTCGTATATTTTTTAACATTGATAAGAAAATTTTTTCTGACAGCAAATCAACTATTGTTGATTAGGATCTTGACCACCAATTGGTGCTGCTTGCAAATCAAATGCTGGCTGTTGTGCTGGCATTTGTGCTGGTTGCATTCCCGATTGTTGTTGTCCTTGATCTGATTGCTGTCCTTGATCCGACTGCTGTCCTTTATCATCTTCTGTTTCTTCTTCTGGAGATGAAAGTTTGTCTAGAAGTTCTTTCAACATTTTTTTACTTGCTGGCTTTAAATCTGGCATTGCGTCTTTGATAGTTTTTATAAGTTCTTCTAATTTTGGATCGTGTGCTGGCTCAGAAAGCTGATTCTGGCTATCATCTTGTGATTGGGCCTTATCACTTGTTTCTTCTGGTGTCGCATCTGGTGCAGTTTGCATATTTGGCTGTTGTGGTTGAGCATCTTGCTGTGGTTGCTGTGGTTGTTGTGGTTGAGCATCTTGTTCGTAAAACCTTTTTTCTGCACGAATCTTTTCAAAAAATTCAAAAAATGACTGCATTTTTATCTCCTATACGATTTTAATTTTAACATCTGGTTGTTTTTGAGTGACTTCACCTTCTCCAGTAGTAACAGACTCTTGGAATCTTTGGCAAATTAATTCAAGACGCAAGGAACCCCAAAGTTTAA